ATCCCTTGCTCGGGGGCCTCCTCTTTCAAGGATTACCTCGTGCAGATTGGGCCAGATGGCCTCTTCCCAAGTTTCCCAACCGGGAAGAGTCTCTGACACCAATCGGGATACCTCCTGGTCGGAGGATAGGAACGCTGCGTCGGACTCATAGCCCGGCAGCGGTCGGCCGCTTATGTCTTCACTATTGTAAGACAGGCGCATTGACCGAGCAGCACGCCTACTAAACGTGCGCAACCTTTCAGTTGACGCGAACGCCCGCTCGATTGCAGGCGTCAGACGTTCGTCTAGAGGTATGCCAAGAGGGTTCCACCCAAGCCCATAGGGCTCTGGTAGGTCCGCGATGTAGCGGATCACCCTCCTTTGACGAGGCCTCATCACGAGGAGAGACCTGGGCCCGAAATTACGAGCAAAGTCTACAAAAGACTCGTCGCTCATCCGGCCCTTCCACTTGAAGCCTTGGATCACCTCCTTAGAGGTAATCACCCGACCGACGAACTCGGCCGTGGTGTCAGAGAACAAGGTTTTCACCTCACTCACTGGCACACCCCATGACTCCATGACAGCCCTGTAACGTTGGGCAACGGCACCGTTCATAATCGTGCAGTCGTCCCCTACGATTGCATAGGGATACCGACCTTTGTCATCAGGAAGTAAACCTTCTTCCTGAAAGCACCACTGTACCACCGCATGGTGGCACAGTGCGAAGGACGCAAAGGTGGGATATAGTCCCAATGGCGTGCCGACACTCCAACGAAGGAGCGTCAGTGGACCGCCACGGCTGGTAGTTGTATACCAGTCCCCCCTGCAACAATCTTGCAGGAAGGCGAGCCATCGCGTACCTACTCCCAATTCGGACAAAAGTTCGAGCTGGAAGTCCATGGGGAAATTATCTGTCGCATTAGACAGATCCATGGAACACGCCGGCAGACCGTCCGAGAGTAGCTCCTGAATGAAGCGTACCCCCGCGTCTTGGTCGAACGTGAAGTCGTTCGGTACGTGACGCAGTGTTTCAAAGAGTGCATCTCCAAGAGGTTTCAACGCCACCTGGTAGATGCGAGCAGGGTTAGCTGCAAAACGCAGCTTGTACCCAGCCTCCTGTATAAGGCTGACAAGGCCCATTACAGGGATCTCCTTTACCACTCCAGCAGAACGCCGGTCATCCCGGTTATTCTGCTCCAGCTGGGGGATCACGTGGTTTTCCAAACCACGCACCGATCCAGCAAGGATATCCCAATACCTAGTTGTCCATTCGGACCTCTGAAGGAGGTACCGAAGGGAGTCAATCACTCCCTCAACTTCAGGTACTGTGATGAAGCCCTTAGGTGCTCTGCGCCTTTCACTGGGTTGAAAGTCCACAAGTGGACTTCCAGTGTCGCTCAGGACATCAACCTGAACTTTGCGCAACAGCGGACTTCTGTGGATCAACTGCAACCCCTGAACAAGAGTTGCAGAACTCGGTCTGTCCCGCTTAATAGCGGACAGCGCCTTTCTCCACTGACGCTCTGTTACCCGGAGTTCCGGATGCTCAAACATGAGGCCAGTGTACAACATTATGGCGTTCCACGACTTCCGAAAGTCTTTTCGGCTCATCGCGAACAACGCACCAAAGGGACCTTTCGGACCTTTGGGGCCATAATGTATCCAAGAGTGGGATTTCGTCGGCTTCAAGCCTGCGAAATGACGGACAAGATCAACTTTAATCGATTTGATCCTGTCTACCGTCCATTCTTCCCCTGACTCGCGGGCCCATTTCTGGGTCAGCGATACCAGTTGGTGCGCTAAACCGGGATTAATCCCGATCGCACGTAACCTCTGAACACTGTCTTTCGTGTCGAACACGAGGATATGCCCCCTTTCGAGGTACTATCCAGACGAGGTCCATTAGTGACCCGCACGACGACCAGTCGCACTTGCGGCCCCCCTCTCACGAGGG